ATCTTCTTTTAAGTTCTACTATCATGATATCTCACCGGTGAAGACAAACCCTGCTGTAAACTTAACATAAGCACCTGCCGTTCCACCTGAAGGATTGAGATTTGTCAGATAACCATAACCCGATAATGTTACTCCGGGCTCGATCTGAGCATGAAGTAATAAAAGTGTCTGATTCAGATAAGCATCCAAAACATCATTGAAATCAGCTCCACCAGCTACGGCATTGTTATACCATGTAGTCGTATCAATATTTCCACGATTAAGCGTAGGTGCATTTTCTTCATAATTGCCACTATCGGCATCGGTTACTTCCTCAATGCCCGTTTCAAGATTTATTGAAACCTCATTCGTATGAGCCAGGAGGTCATTACTCAGGTAAATTCTCACATTATCACCTTTAATTTTTGCCATTTTCTTAAAATTTTAATTAAACATTCTCATCTATCATTGTTTGTATTGTTAATATTTTCCGTATCGTTGTTTTCTTACCATCAAATTCAGATTGATAATTAAGACCTGCAAATTCACATCCATTATCAGTGAAATCATCCATTGTTATATGTGCTGCCCTGTCCGATACTGTTACTCCTTTTGTTATCAATTTCTCCATTATCAGATTCATAATATCGTCAGACTTTTTGCTGCCAAACTGTCCCGGATCACCGGGATGCGAAGTGACTACCATTATATCTGTTGTTACCGCCTGCATGAAAACATCATCATCACGTTCCAATCCTGAGTTCATGTTCAATATCTGGATATAAGGAGTTTCTTCTTCGGCCTGGACATATTCCATGACAGGTATAGCATTCCCTTCGTAAGTCAATGTGCTTAACACCGTATAAAGTCCTTTGCGATATTGATAAAAACAATCTTTCATCGCCAGTTTCTATTTGCTATCTTATCAATCCGTCTCTGCATATCATATACAAATTTCTCCCTGTTACCTACAAAGGAAGGCCATAGGTAAGGTCTTGCCCTGAGATTTATAGGAAATTGCACCATCCGCCAGCCTACCTTTTCAATGAAAACAGGTAATCGTCCCGTAAATCCCCGCCCTTTAAATTGTATGGCATAATCTCTCAGTTCTTCAGGCACCTCAACTTTATCACCGGTTCCAAATTCAACAAAAGGAGCATATTCGGCTCTTACTTCCACTTCGCCATGCATCGGTTTGATCAGCGTATGAATACTTGATTTCAGACCCGCTTTATTGACAGGAGCCCTGCTTTTAGCTTCATAACTTGTCTGTTTGGTAGCCATAGCTACCGCTTCGTTTATCTCTTTTTCATAATCGGCACGAAGATTTTTCATTGTCCTTGAAAAATCAGCTGGCTTGAACTGGAAGTTTATTTTCACTTTTACAAATAAATTTTGTATAATATTTATTTATTTCAGGATAGACTATCATGAATAAATGTTCACCATAAATACCCTGATAACCGATCATATATTTGCGATCAGGAGCAAAATCGAAATCAGTCCTGATAATTACCTCAAAACCCTGCGATCCATTCATTTGTTGAAAGGTCATTCCTATCATGCCGGAAAGAGGCTTGACATTGCCCCATAATCTTGTGATCTCAGTCAGATCACCGGGAATCTGCCCCCCGGCACCATCTGAAACACTTTCACGTTCATATAATATCAGTCTATCCTGTAATTTCATAATCCCGGTTGCCTTGTTAATAACTTGATCTGTTCCCTGATACTATTCGGTAATTCCCTCGCCTCATCATCTATATCATATTTATATTTGATGTAATCCGTTATGAGTCTTTTGATTCGTGCCGGACATTCCGAATAACCTCCGGTATATTCATATACATAATTATCGTCATCATCAGTACTCTCGGTTAGATCGCTCACGGGTCCGAGAGGGAGTTCCCATTCTTCAAGTTCATCTTCGGAAGTGACTTTTATTTCACGTTTCGAGACACTGGTATCGATAGCTCTTTCAATATAATCCCTGGCATCGGTGATCTGCCGTTCCAGTTCCGTATCATGTCCGGTTCCCGATATCTTCAGAGCCTCTTTGACTTCCTCAAGGGTGACGGGCTCAACAGTTATATCTGTGATAATATCTATTTTCATAATTCAACATTTATCGGTTCAAGATGGGGCTCGCTCAATATTCTTATATGTCCTTTCTGCAAAAGTCTTTCACTGGCCAATCGGGGAATCTTTTTTATTTCTCCCGCCTTATAAAGCCTGCAATAATTTCTCAGAAATTCCACTTCTACTTTTTCCTGTGCCCTGTGTATTTCAAGAACGGGGATTGATTCATTCCCAATCAATCGTTTGACAATATCTTCCGGAAGTCCTATATCCCGGATGGTCTTATTTGTTCTTTTAAAGGGAGGCCGGGGATTATTAAAATGTCTCCTGCGGTTATGACTCACGGTATTGGCTCCCGTGGTGGCCACACATGGATAAACCGTCTGATCGACATATTTATCCTTAACATAATTACTCATCCATTTATGTATGCCTTTATTCTTTTTGGTATCCTTTATCTTACGAACTATCTCGGTGCGAACAGCTATATTAAAGCCTGTTTTCCAGAGATTTCTGCTTAACTGATAATCATAAACCATCATTTTATTATCAGTAATGGAATAATGCCATGCATAACGCGTATCATACCAGGGCTTATCCCCTATTAGTTCCATTGTACGCTGGATCCTCAGCGGATGGGTATAATCATCCGAATCATGTAATATCAATATCTCTCCTCTTGCAGCTCTGGCAATCTCTATCCATTTAGTTGACAGGCTGATTCTTCTGCCTCTATTTATATAAACTATTCTCTGGCATCCGGCTTTTTTCAGTCTATCCCGGTACTGGACAAAATATTTTTCACCAAGCGGATGAGAACTCGGACATTCATGTACTATGAGTTCCCAGGGATAAGTGGTCTCCTGACGACACAGAGATTCGATGGACAGCCAGTATATACCTTTATTGTTCCATGTCGGAGTACCTACGGACACTAATTTCTTAACTATCGGTTCCTGTTTGATTTCCGGTTTTTTCTCCGGTTTTTTTTCAATATCCGGTATTGCTCCATGATGATTCTTACCTGCCTGCGTGCCTGTTAATATTTTATTCACCCATTTGACCTCAAGTTTTTTGCTCAAATAATCAATGACATGAAAATCACTTGCCGGCATTGCCTTCCAAGGAACGGGAAGATGCTTTGAATGGAACAGGATACCTATACCGCTGACCTGGCCTTTTTTAATTATCTTACCGAAATGCTTATCATTAGGAGCCGTCCACGTGCCTATCTGTACTTTCCATATCAATAGCTGATTCTCATTCTCGATCTCATCCATTATCTCCTGGGCGGAAGTCTCTGTCATAAATTTATCATCGTCATCCAGGTACATTACCCATCCTGTCTTGACAAGCCTGCCCAGGTCATTGAGATGCAGGTTCCAGGGAAGCAGTTTACCTTCTTTCTTTGTCAGCCTGACAGCTTTGGGATAATAAGGACAATCGACTTCGGAACCGACTATATGATTTATATTGGAATATGTCTGCGATAATATACTCTCCCGGCATTTCCCGAAACTATTGGGACGCTTGAAAGTACGTGTGAGGACATTCAGTACAGGTTTCATATTACGCTCACTGATCCAGTTATGATCAATATCATAAAGCTCCATGCTTCCCACCTTGCGAATCATCAGTTCATTGCCGGATCGTATCTTCTTTTTCAGTCTTGCATTTGTGACAGAATCTTTATGCTGTACCCATTTGACCATGCCATCGGGAAGTTTAAACACTTTCTCGGCATATTGATATAACTGACCATGACTGCCTTTGTAAATAGGGTAAACGGGATTTCTCTGGCATAGAGTTGCAAACATCGATATTCTTTTCTCATGATAGGGAGCCACCTTAGTGATCCTGCCCGAAGGATAATCCATCCTGACAGGCTGTGCGAAAATCACAAAACTTTTATATTTATCAATATTCGCTTTATAAATCTTCTGTATTGCTGCAATATATCCGGGAGCCATCCAGTCATCAAAATCATGCCTGGTCTGAATAGTATATCCCGCATTCTGGGCCACTTCCCTGAACTGCTCAATGCCCCCGGTGAAAGGAATAAATCTAATACCGATCCTTTGTCTTACATGACGTACGTGCTCTTTTCTTAATAATATGCCAAAATCAAAATCCTTGCATATCTGAGCCTTTAAAGAAGGAATGAAAGTCTTTAACGCAATATCGATATAACGATCCATCAACTGGATGTTATCAAACCAGAGACGAGATATGACCAGATGTTTTAACATAACGTAAATCAAATATTTTTGGTAATAATTCAACAGGAATTATATCGCTTAACCTCTTACCCGTCCTGTAAAATGGAGGTTGTATCGGATTCAATAAACCGCCCCGGCTTTGAGATATGTTGCCAAAACCATGCGTCCATAATGTCTCTTTCCAGTGATTTGAACTGTCTTTCTGAGGCCTCTCCGGTTTTACAGTCCGGTATATCCACAGATCGATTATCCTCTCACGTGGTATCCTGGGTATTGTTCTTGCCAGCCTTGTTGACAGATACATCTGCAGGCCGGTTGAACAATCGGGACGATCATACAATGAGATCAAACCGGTATTGAAATCATATATATACCCTCTGGTCGTATAAAACCAGTCATAGCCTTTCTTATAAGCTCTGTCCGCATCGGCAATCATAAACGGATGGTAATAATTATCCGCAGCACAGAGACAGAACATTTTGCTCCTGTGATCGCTCATCCGGGCAATATCATGCCATTTTTCACTGAGACTTATTTTCTTTTTTTGCTCATGATAGATAATCTTCACACATCCCGGCAGTGAATAGCTTTTGTAAAACAATTCGCCCAGCTGTTCGGAGTGTCTTTCTTCATGTACGATAAGCTCCCAGGGCACGATATTTTTTTGCCTTGCAAGGCTCTCCATACACAGCCATGCTATATATTTGGAATTATATACCGGTAGCGCTACTGTTATCATGACCAATAATTTATATTTTTCCACTCATTAAGAAAAAAACTATCACCAATAAGAGGCTGGGGCATCTGTCCTATTTTTTTTGATTCTGCCATTATAATATCATACATATCATAAAGATTATTATACTTATAACAAAATGGGGCAATGGCGTTAGAGATCGTCTTCCGTCCCATGTAGGCCATCTCGATGGCAGTCGTCATACCTCCTGTTATACTTGGTTTAATATTTATAAACGAATTTTTATAATATTCATCTCTTATAAACTCCGCACTATGCCCCTGGTAACCATAGATGATTTCAAAAGGTATTACCCTGTCAATTTCTTTAATAGTATCATATCCCATTATTTTTCTTGATGATTCCTTTTCCCGTCCCATATAAGCATAAATTTTATTGCCCAGAGGGAAAGGTTTATAAGGTGTAAAATCCTTTAACTGTATGAAATCCTTAATGGGTATGTCTATTATTTTTTTGCTGTAACAGGCGGGGATATCAAACTTAATATCCCGTCCTACTGCTACAATCAGGTTTTTAGGATTAAGATCAGTAAATACATCCTTGACAGTTCCGAGATGCCATATTATCTTAATCCCCTTATGCCGATTAATGATTTTAACATCCCCCGGCCTGTAAACACCAACAAATAATGCAGGTTTATTTATATCATGGTAGGATACCACATCCCATCTTTTGCAAAATCCTTTTTCAAAAAAATTCACACTCGGACTAAAATATACTTGATTAATTTGCATAATTCCTGACCATTTGATAAAATTCATCCGATAGATATTTCAATAACCGGTTATCATTCTCGGCAAATAATTTTTTCATTGTCGGATTAAAGGATGGCATATTGTTATTATCAAGAATATATAATTTCCCATCCTTATCCCTGGCTGCATCCAACTCTGTAAACTCTGTCTTATAAGCCTCGCAATAAGTGCATATCTTAACTATTTCGTCTTGACTGAATAACTCCGAAGCATTATAATAAGCTTTTACCTTTGCACGTATGGCACCCGCAAAACGATCTCCAGTAGTCTTGTCCTTAGTTATAACCAGCGATATCTTACCTCCGAAAACATAAATACGGAAATCACGATACATACCGTTCAAAGAAGTATCCAGCAGCTTGACATAAAGATATCTATCCCTGAATCCCCGGAAGCCTGTCATTATTCTCATATCATGTGCACCCTGCAATTCGGATTTCTCAAGAAAAATCTTTTCTTTCCTGGGATTAATGATTGTATTATATCCAAATACTTCTTTCATTACCTGTTCGTTTCTTGTCTTAGTAATATCCCAACCCCCGATGTTAATAACATGATATTCCTTCTGCAATCTCCTTAACGTATCATCCAATGACCTTTTTAGTTTATGATACGACCAATAAATGACCGTATCGAATTTGTCACCAGGATTAGCTGTCACTTTAGTACCCGTTATCTCTACATAAGGCTTAAGCTGAGTTATATCCCATCTTTTATGTTCGCCATCAGGATACAGAAGTACTGTCACGTCTTGTTATTTCATCTTGAGCCAGTTTACGAGCTGTGATTCTCTCATCTTTCAATAAATCCTGAAGTTCTTCATCGGAAAGTGTCATTATAATATTTGCTAATTTCTTAACAGATATATATGTTTTTGTCTCCGCCGGAGCGTGTTTTTCCTCTTTGGTCTCAAAAAAAGTTTTATCTTCTTTCACTATAACAGCTTTGCCTTTCTTAATAAGATGATTGGCAAGTTTGCGCCCCACACGATAAGTTCCCTTCCTGGGATTCAAACCGGCATAAGGCTCTAACATCCTGACATTCCTTTTTGTCCTGACATTATATCTTCTCTCAGACTTAACGCCGGATAGCGGTTTCACATTTATTTTTCTTTTCATAAAATAAAAATTAAGGGGAGGGAGTCACCCTCCCCGGTTAATATTATGAAGCTGGTCCTGTTTGTAATATGACCAATCCCGAAGGAAGGACAGTTACATAACCAACCCTCTTATGAATTCTCAGTGCCTGCATATCTCTTTCGGCAAGATTGATGAGATTGTCATTATCATCATAAACCGATGCCTGATCAAGCAGCTTGACACGTATTCCCTTTTTGTCTCCATAGACAACGCATTTCGAAAGATTACCGAAAATAAGGAACGGTTCATCCGGATCGCATTCCTCATCACCTTCGCCATAACCAAGATCGCTCATTGAGGGCATTGCCTCAACCAGGACAACGGGGAATCCCCAGATGCTTCCGGGTGAGCCCTGTGATGGTTGCTGGACAAGATAATTGCCCTTCGTATCTCCTTCAGAAACGGAATCAGATCTGCGAGCACATATTGCAGCCCATACGGTTCTGTTCATATAGAACTTAGCTCCCGGTACAGCTCCGGCAGGAATTGCAACGGTAAGAGCAAGAAGAGCCTCCGGCCTCATATCCAATGGCCCTGCACCTGCTGCCAATGCAAGTGAAGTGATAGTTGTATCATTGATAAGTCCGGTCCAGGGTGCACCCGTACCTGAAAAAAACTGATTATCTTCTTCAGCAGCGATGGCCTCACCGAACAGCTGGCCACAGAATGAAACAAGATCAATGATTACATCTTCAATGATTTCTTCAGTGAGGATAACCATTGCAGCCAATTTCTTGAGTGTTTGCTGTACTCTTGAAATCGTCGGTTTTGTTTTCGGTTTAGTCTCACCCTCATCAATCCAGCCAACAACAACACTGGTCAGAAGAGTGGGAATATATCTTGAGTTCCCGGCACCTGCGAATGGCAGATAACGAAATTCCCTTCGTGCAATTCCACCTTCTTCAACAAAACGATTAACTTCTGCCAGAAGAAGCGAAGGAATAAGATATCCACCCTGGGTATAATCCTCATCAATCTCATCTGTACCGCCTCCTGTATGCATGACCGGATCAATAGAAGCCTTCAACTCCTTATCAATCTTTTTCAGAGTCGTCTCATCTTTTCCAAGAAATGCCCTGATCCATTTGTTATTCAAATCACGCTCTTTCTGTTCTTTTTCCTTTTCGGAAGGTAGAGGCTTCATTCCTGCCTCTGCAACTTTGACATAAATGTCATTGATCTGCTTCTGAAGTTTTTCAAACTCTACATCATTTTTCATGGCTGTAAGTTTGTCATCAAACTCCTTTTTTATAGCTTCGATATCTTCTTTTTTTGAAATACCTTCGCCAACTTTAACGAGTCCCTCATCAAGAGTTTCTAAGAATTTCAACTGGTTTTCGTCAAATTCATGATCTTCAGGAAGGACGATAAATTTTAATTCCTTCATAATTCAATGATTTATTAATTGTTTGTATTCTGTTATACCCATCTGTTTTCGGTAGAGTGAGTTGGCGTCCGGCCTCATGAGAGGTGGCTCGTTGCTTCGGCTCTTCTTCTGCGGGTTCAAATCTTATATATTTCACATCATGGTCTTTTAGCCATTTCTTAGCTTCGGCTACAGTGAATTTGTTCACATCAAACCTATATGCCTGGATAGTCATTGTCGTTTCGCCAATAAGTCTGCCCATAATAGCTATGATGCCATCGGTAATTTCTTTCCTGCGAAAACTGTCACTCTGAAATTTATCCGGTTCGATTACTCGTGCTGAATGCCAGCCCTTATATGGTTTTGCCTCCATATCATACTGCCGGACAAGCTCCTGAATCTGTTTTAATTGTATCTCAAGCAGTTCGAAAGTCTCATCACTATACTTGCCCGAAGAAAATGCCTTGATAAGATTCTCAATTCGTTTAGTCCAGCAATTACGATCTTCCATTGATTTTATTACGGGAGTGTGCATATTAGCTCCCCATTTATCCAGTGAAGTGACCTCCCATAATATTGCTTCTTTAATCCTTCGGACTTCCATCCCATCGATTGTTTCATTGTCCGTATTAACTGGTTCGAATCCATGCGAATGTTCGGTTATTATTCCATCCTCATACATCAATAGAGTATCTTTGCCGACAGTATGACGGCCAAGTTTCGAAATAAACCATCCGCCTTTTTCATCCTTGCCCAGTTCAAGTATTTTTCCTGCCCCATCCCAATGATTAAATAAATGTTTTACTCTGGGCCATTCTGATTTAGGGCCACGTTCAGTAATACTTTTAGAATATGCATCAATGGAGATAATATCATTATCGCTATCAATCGTCTGAGCATTGAAATAATATGCTTTTACTATCCTGTCTTTAAGGTCCAGATCCTTTAATTCAAACTTGCAGGGAGGACCATATTTGAAATTTCTCATTATTTTGATTCTCCAGTATGATATTCAATCCTTGCCCTTACCGCCCCGGAAGTAAAGCCCCCTGAAGCCACACCTACTCTCCAGTCACAATCACTGTAATCTTCGATGACCTGGCGAGTAGTATCAGTATAGATTTCATAAGTAGTCCATGTCGGATCCCCGGCCGGCCGGAACTGCAATAAGACATTCGCACTGAATATTCCTATTATCGATAGAAACATCTTACCGACTTTATGAGATTTCGCATTGACTACATCACTATAATAACCGCCTGCTCCAGGTGCTGTATCAATATAAACACCCTTAAACGTATTTCCACTTGTTTTCCTATTTGCCATCTCTTTATATTTTAATATTCTGGAATAATTAATACTTCATAACCGCATCTGCAGTTGATTACATTTCCCGGACTACCTCTGGGATCTCCGGGGAATTCAAGATATTCTCCCGCAACCTGAAAATCTTCATTAAAGGGAACTCGCACTCCATCCATTTCCATGTGATCAGGGCGACTTCGTTCATCAACTGTCGATATCCAGACCTTCTCTTTATTGCCCGGAAGATTCTCCGCTCCTATTTTTGTCCCGATATTAGAAGCCGTCACCACTTCTGTTCGTGCTATCCTGAGAGCTTTGTATGTATCTATAATTTTTTGTTCTTTTACTATATTACGAGCTATCTTATCCATGCCCCAGCCTTTATCTATCCCCATCTCAACATATTTGCGGGCTATCCTTTCGATATCCTTATAATGAGTCCTTATTGTAGATGTTATTTTTTCACCTGTTTTGCTGCGTACATATTCAATCACTTCTGCCAGCCAATCACCCTCATCCTGTTTGATCTCAATCCTGCCAATAAATCCCTTCTGCATTTTCTTTGCAAAGGCAATCCCCGTCCTTGCATAGAATCTCTCGAAATCCACCCTGACCATTTCTTCGGAAATAACAACAGTACGGGCAGCCTCGATTATCTGTTCGGGAATGGTTAAATCCTTCAAAGAGACAATATAATTTTTGCGAATCTCTCCATACATCCTTTTGAAAAGATTCTCTCCCATTCTGATAAAGGGCAAACGACTGTTATTTATCTCCTGCCAGGTCATATTACATTCTCAATTTTTGTCCCCAAATAATTAAATATATCTTCTGCAGTTTGATAACCAGTAGATACATCATCTTTAGGATACCACACTTCGTATGGATGTTTATCATCTGTAAGTAAATTTTTACCTTTATATCTTATACTCATTTTACCTTTTGCTGTTTGCATAATCGACTGCCAACCATCATTCATATAAGGATTAAATAATATTTTATCTTTAATAATTACATTATATTTTTCTGGTTGTTCCATATATAAATTATTTCCTTATTTTTTCAATTTCTTCATCTATCTTATCAAAACTCGAATCCATACCGTAACCAAGCGGAATCTTGCCTATATCAATATATATTTGTTTTGCCGGGTTACCTGGATCAGGAACATAATCATCATATCTTGTGGCAGCACGTTTTTCATCAGGTGTAATCCAATCCATTTCCTTAAGCGTTTTGCCCAGTTTTTCAATATCGTCCTGAAGCTCGGATATTGCCATGATATCATAATCAACAAACCATTCTTCCCCGAAAGATGCCTGTATGACTGCATTAAGATTATCCCTGAGCGAATCCATATCCGGCATTACCGAAGTTGTCATTAATCCCTTGCGAGCCTCCTTGAGATTATTCAGCGTTGATGCATCGGAGGAAAAGAACGAAGGATGGATGCGGAATACATTACAAAGCATCTCCTTATTGAATTTACGGGATTCCAGCACACCCAGATCGACAGGGGTCTCACCAATCTTAAGAAGATTAAGCGGAGGCCTATTAAAAAGCACATTGCCCTCTCCTGCCTTAGCTCTTTCAGTGGCTCTTTTGAATTTTTTCAATAACAGATCCATCTGTTCCTTACTATAATCAATATCCGCATTATCCGTTCCTGTGAGTATCGATTTTACACCTTCATTGGCAAAAGATGCCGTTTCATTGTTTATCCCTGCATTATCCGAATTGATCAACCGGGTAGCAGCCACAAGCGGAGACATACCATAGAGCTGCCGACCATCACTGTCCCATTTGGGATTGAAGTATTTCCAATGCATTACTTTTTCCGGCGGAAGTAATTTGGATGATAAATGATCAAAACGATAACCTTTGACCGGATTAAGATATTCACCTCCGATAATCTTTGTCTTATCTGCCGGTAATAAATGAAATTGAAGTATTTCCTTTGTTTCAGGATTATCTACCTGAAATAAATAAGCATCCCCTGTCACATCCCTGTAAACAAACAGGCCTTCGACTATATCCGCCCAGGTCATTTCAGGATGGGGTTTCTTAAATAAATCACATATTGGTCCCTTTTCGATTTCCTCAAGAGCTTGCTCTTTTAAGACAAGTGTCCTGTATAAATCCAGCCCTTTTTGCGTTATTCCCTGATATTGGTGAAGTTTCTGAGTGTTTTTGATCTTGTAAACCAGCCAGGGAATACCTTTAGCAGCATTGGCACGCAGGGCAATAATTGAATAGACGGTTGCATTATAGAGAAAAGCTTTGTCAATGTAATCGGTTTTATTGACGATAGTGTTGATATCCTGATCACGATTGATATACCTGAATAACATCTGGCCCAATATTTTCCAATCCTCATTATTCATCTCGTAATTTATCGGCTCTTTTCTCGCAAATATTTTTGAAAATACTTTCATCCTGCTATCCAATGTTCTATTTTATGTTTAGTTAAAAACCACATCCGCATTATAAATACATCGAGCCAGTCTGGGGAACGTCCTATATGTTCTTTAATCTTTTCTTTTGGTAATATTCTTAATTTACCGTCTTTGTCCGAATCGTATGTCTTTAGCATTCCTAATTCTTGTCTTATCATTTCAATTTCCCTATCCGGCAATTCACATTTAATCCAAATCTCATTTACCATTTCTGCAAGTTTATAACCACATTCGGATTTTAAATTTTGGTAATTTGGATTAGTCGGTCTCCCATTATTTAGGAATCCTTTACATTTAAGATGATCTACGATACCACCACCAATCCCATCTTCGTCAATAAGTATATCTGATGTTTGTACTGCATATTTAATTTTAAAAGCAGATATGGCATTCTCTATGTCTACCATTGAAGATATATCGAAAATCAGATAATCAATTAAAATAAGTTCATCCCATATTGATATAATTGCTCTATCTGATCCATACCGGGCAATATCAGCAACAATCTTCTTTTTGCCTCCCTTAACAAAATCATTGCTGAATAAATCATTTATTGTATCGTAACTGATTAATGTTGTCGGATCACTGTCAAATTCCCAGTTGCCAAATAATAATCGTTCACGCTCATTTGCCGGAAGACGATTTAATGAATCCAGATAATCAGAGGGTAAATGTTTATTATCTGATGGTAATGCTTGTATGAATTTCTGGTAATCAGGTAATGTATTATTTTTATCAGGCAAATAAAAATTATTGTAAGCATATCCTTTATTCGGATTACAAGTCAATAATAGTTTTCTTTTTAATCCATACTGCGAATTTTTCCAACGGCCAACCGTCACGGAAAGATTAATAATTGCCAAACTATCTATTTCACCTATTTCCTCAAACCAACCTCTGGTAAACTGTAAACTACCAAATCTATGATATTCCGGATCTGATGGCAAATAATGACAATCAATATAAAAAACTTTTGAATTATTGTATAAAACAAAATAATTATCCTGGCCATTATATGTCATATATTTTTCATACGGAATATCTATATTTGAAAAAACCTCAATTATTGAGGGAGTGGTATATTTTTTTAAATCATTCAGATTATGTCTGGCAATGAAATAATGTGTACCCGGAAAAAGTAATGCATTGGAAAATATGAGTGAACAACCCAGGTAAGATTTACCACAACCTTTTGATCCACCATAAAGAATTTCCTCAGATATATTATCATTCCAATATTCTGCTGCAAGTACTTGTTTATTTTGTAATTTTAGAATCAGGTCCATCTCGTATGATTGTTATTCCTGTAATCGTTTGTAATGGCTTATCATCTGAAGTAATATCTGATTTATCTTTCCATCCAAAACGATTTTTCATATTCATATACCAACCAGTATAATTGAATTTACTTTCATTAAGATTTATACGCCCTTGTTTCATCCACCAACCACATGAAAATTCAACTCCTTTTTTTTTGGCGTCTAATAATTCAGGATGATCTTCACACCAATTATAAAGTGTTTGCTTGCATATATCCAATTCGTAACATACTTCCTCAATACTCATACCTTCTTTCATAAACTCAATTATCTTTTGAGGAATATCAGATGTATATTTTGTTGGCCTTGCCATATAAAACCTCAATTCTTATTTAGTCTTATTCTAAATAATCAACTATATTTTGAATTGTGCAAATATTTTCCTATGAAGATTTCAACAGAATGGATTAAAACCTTGTTGATAAAACCTGTAATATATTGTGTATGAAATAAAAAAGCCCCCAGGAATGGGAGCTATAAGTAAAATACCGGGAAATATCAGATAGAACTATTTTATCTCACAAAAATATAATTCGGTATCCCAATAAGTATCATTCGGGCCAGGTACCATTATACTACCAATAAGATCATAAACTTCCATATAATCATATGGTTTCGCCAACCACATCAATCCCATTCTATCTGAATAAGAATCGATAAAGAATCCAACTTGCATATATGCTTCTTCTTTTCCTCTTCGTCCATCATAAACAATAGTATCTACTTTTGTTGTATTGAAAGGAAGACCTTTATATGTGAATTGCATCTCCATACATTCAGTATTACCTGAGACAAGATCAATTCTATCAACTATCCCGTTTTCTATTTTCAAAAGTAAATTAACTTCTACCCCTAAAGGCTCATAAGTAAAATCATCACTTTTATAATTACCTTCAAATCCTGTGAGAATGTCCGGATCATTTTCCTTTTCGCATTCTTTCTCGCAATTATTCAATAAACATATTGAAATAAACAATCCTAATACAAATACTAATTTTTTCATAGTTTTAATTCCATATCACAAATTTAAATTATTCAATATCAAAAATATCTATTGGTATGTTCTTTTTATGCCGTTCCTGGTAATCTTCAGCAATATTTATATAGATTTTAAATCCACATTTGCAATAATAATGAGGTTCATCTCTATTTTGTGGATCATAGGCATTCCCATCTGTATATTTTAAGGCTTTTTTACATTGGGGACATATTAATTCTTCTCTTATATCCATGATTATTAGTGATTAGTCTTTTTTGTCTTCACTATTGTCAATCCAGTATTGATAAAGCCCA